CTGATCGGGTTCAAGGTTGAGGCGCGACAGGCGCTCGGCCGCATCGCGCAGATCACTCGCCTGCTGCAGAGCTTCGCGGACCTCGTCGATCATGCCGTTCATCGCGCCGGCGGCGTCCTGCTCCAGCCGCTCGGCCAGGCGATCAACGAGATCCGGCTGCGGTCCGGTTGTGAACAACGAAGACATGCTTTGCCTTGATGCCTGTCCGGGCTCCTGGTTACCGTTCCCCGGACCTGGAGCCGGTCGCCCTCCGACCAGGACGGCATTTGCCTTGGGAGCCGGAATGCCAAGCCGGTCACGCAGATAGTTTTCTTCAGCTGTCAGCCCGTGACGCGCCAGCTTGTCGAACGCGGTGGCGAACTCTTCGAGCGGAACTTCGTCCGGCCGCCCGACCCTGATCTTCGGATAATGATCCTGAGGTCCGAAGTTGAACGCCACCATGTTCGGGATCAGTTGGGCATTGAGCGTCGAGGAAACCAACAGCGCGTCGGAACGCTCAATGTCTTCCTGGACAAGTCGGTGTTCCTGAGCGACCGCATGGCCGCCTGAGACCGCGTCCGTCGTCGTGGTCTGGCCGAGCACCAGCTTGGAGATCTGGCGATCGAGCCAGTCGGCGCGGCGCTCATACATGTCCGTCGAGCTCGATTTGGAGCCGACCTCATGGAACTCGATCAGCATGTCGCGCGGAACGATTGCCGCGCAGTCACCGGCAATCCCCGAGACCGCGCGCCACAGAACATCCTTCTCGGCCTCGGTCGCTCCGCGTCCATACTTGCCGATCCGGATGGGCTGGCCGTAATTCTGGCAGAAGATCGCCCAGTCCTTGACCGTGAAGGACTTGAACATCCACGCCCACAGCGCGGTGCGGGCAATCCCGGACCGGATGGTCAGGCCCGACTTGGTCTTGTGGCGGTGAACGATGAATTTGTGCGCGGGCAGCGGAACGTTCGCCACACCTTCGCGCAGCAGCACAGTCTCGCCATCCTCCCGGTCAAAGGTAAACCAGCGCTGGGTGCGCCAGATCAGCTCGCGTGGGCAGAGCTGACCGGCGTTGTGCTTCCAGTCGATCTCCATGACGGAGATGCCCTTGCCGATGGCGTCGAGCATGTCGAACAGTGACGCCCGCAGAACATCATCATCGATCCATGACTGGATCAGTTCGGCGTGTTTCTTGTGCTCCGCGCTGTCTGAGGCGCTCGCAACAGTGATCGGCAGCTGCGCCACCGATCGTTTCCGCGTGGCCATCACGGCAGCATAGTGTAGATCGCGCTCCTCAATGTCCTCGGCCAGTTCGAAATAGGCTTCCGGCTCGCCCTCGGCCGCGGCGCGCAGGATGGTGGCGAGACGCTGCGGCGTGAGCCCGTCCGCCGGGTGCGCCGAAATCGGCTGGCGCACGCCGCCCACCTGGGCACCGGCCTTTTCCTCCGTCAGATCCTTGAAGGTGATAACGCGGTTGAGCCAGTCGCGAAGCGAAGCCATCAAAGTGATCCTCTCAGGTAAACGTCGACCGATCGGGAGCGGTCATCTCCTTGGCGCGCCCGCCGCGCCTGCTCGGCAGCGACAACCGGGCGATCGGTCTCGTACTCGTAGGCGATGTAGTCCTGGCAGCTCGCAAAGAAGGCGAGCGCGCCGGCCGGCGCGGTGTCGCCGTGCCGGTCATGGCCATCGGCGCCCTTGGTCGAATGGCCTTCCGGAACCTTGATGATGCCGCCGACATAGGCGAGCGCCTGGTGATCGGCGAGAATGTCCGCGTCGTAGGGATAGAGAACCGTCTTGTCGCTGAAGGCCTCGGTGTAGGCCGGCATGTTCACGCTGTACCATTTCTGGGAGAGCATGACCTCGACGATGCATTCGCCGTAGCGCTGACGCGCCTTCTCGGCCAGGAACGCGCCATTGCCGGTGGCGTCCAGCGCCCCGCCCATCAGGCGCGGTATCCGGTCAACCACGTAGAACAGGATGTCGCGTTGCTGGTCGAAAGGAATGTTCTTCAGCTCAAGAACCAGGCGCGCCCTGCGGACCAGGTCAACACCAATCTCCGGAACGATGATCGCCGTCTTGTCGCCCTTGCGCGCGAAGTCCTCGCCAAAGCAGTGTTCCCGCTCGGGATCCAGCGCATCGAGCAACGGCTTGAGAACCGTCTCGCAGAACTCCAGCGCCTCCGCCTCGCGGACCTCGTCCGACATTTCCTTGAACTCATCGGGCCGGTCCCAGCGTACCACCGGCGGCAGATCGCGCGACATGCAGCTCTCGATCAGGACGCGGGTGAGTGCTGCGCCTTCGGCCTCGGCCGGGATTGCATCGAGCTCCTGTTTCATCTTCGCGGTGCGCGTTCCGTAGGAGCCTCGGATCTGGGCTTCCCAGGCAGCCTCCTTCTCCGGCGTCCATTCCGTGCCCTTGATCAGGCATACGCGCCTGTAGAGCCCGTTCCGGACTGCGAGACCGAACGAGTAGGTATGAACCGAGAACGGGATCTTGCCCGCATCGGCTTCCCGGATCAGTTCGTTGAAGGGGTTTTGAACCCCGTTGTGCGAGCTGATCACGCGAATCTTGCCGCCCCAGATCAGCAGCGCGTTGACGGCGTCCAGCACGTCGCGGACGTTCTTGTGGAACGCCGCCTCGTCAATGACCACGACGCCCTGAAGACCACGAATGTTCTCCGGCCGTGACGACAGCGCCTCGACGCGAAAGCCGGATGCAAACGAGATCCGGAAGCTGGAGATGAACCTGGTGGTACCGTCCTCCCGTTCGTCAATGAAGATGCTGTCCTCGATCGACAGCATCTCCTTTGCGACGGTCTTGGCGAAGTGAGCCACGTAGCCGATGAACTCGCGGCCCTTGTCCTTGGTGTCGCCGATGTAAAACACGTTCTGCCCGCCGGCCGATCGCTTGGCTGCAGCGATCAGGGTGTCGTCGAGCGCCTCGGCGAATGTGATGCCGGTTCGCCGGCCCTTGGCGCAAACCTTCAGGTCGCTCTCGTCTTCAAGCCATTGAGCCTGGTGAGCCATCAGAACGCCGTCGGCCAGGGGATCGAGATCATCGGGGATCTCGGCACCGCGCGGCAACTCATCGGGAAGCTCGTCCGCCTCACGGGCCAGAACTGGCGGATCGATCCATTGGGTGTCCGGAAGCTCGGTCATTCCGACGCACCACCTGTTTCAGGCTCGGCCTGGTCTGCCTTCGGCCGCACCCCAAGGAAGTCGAGGCGCAACTGGGCGATGCGCTCGGCCGAGATCCCGCTTTCCTTTGCGACGGCGGCCAGGGCCTTGTCTGTCTTTGCGGCGAACTCGTCTTCGCGCCGCTTTGCCTCCGCCGCGGCTTTCTCATCGACCTTGATGCGTCGGTTGGTCGATGCGACCTGGGCGGCGTTCGCGGCTCGGAGCGCATTGGCCAGTTCCATCGCGCCCTTGGGGTTGAGGCCAGCCTCGCCACCTTGCTGCAGAAGTTCGAAGATCAGGGTCTTGATGGCCTCTGCTGCAATCAAGGTCAGATCGTCAGAGGCGGACGCATCCATGCGCTTGGAAATCGTCGCCGCGATTTCGCGGGTCTGTTCCAGCCGGCGCGTCATCTGCGACAGCCGGATCGAATAGCGATTGAAGGCCGAGAACGACGGAATGTCGAAGCCAAGGCCGGTTTCACCCTGAAGCGCGATCAGCTTCTGTTTCCACTCGGCGTAGATGTCGAGCTGTGTCCGGTTGCGGTCGGCCAGTTCCTGCGCCGCCCAGGCGATGATGTCGCTGCACTCTTCCGGCAGCTTGTCGATCGACGACAGCCATTCGCGCCCCTTGGCCATGATCAGGCGCTCCTGGACGGGCTCGGCCGCTTGACGCCCTCAAGCACGCGCCGGCGCTCGACATGGTCAAGACCCGGCTCGATGAGTTCGGCGATCAGGGCGGTCCCGGCCTCGGTCAGCTTCACCGCGCCGACGCTCCGCTCAAGCCAGCGCAACTGATTGCGCACATATTCCCGGCCGCGCTTGATGGCGAAGGCTTCGAGCATCGTGGTGAGAATGCTGTCGTTCAGCCGGTAATCGGTTTCGCCGGCCAGCGCCTTGAGGATCACCAGCCGGGCCTCGGCGTCGTAATGGTCTCCATAGCCTTCAAACATCAGTTCGATCCCTTCTTTGACAGGCTCAACATGAAATCTTCGATCCGGGTGACAGCTGCGCCGGTCGCCTTCGCCGTGGCCTCCATCCCCTTCTGGCGCTCGTCCATCCGGCTGATGGTCAGTTCCACCCGGTAGAGATCCTCGCGCGTTGGCCGGGAGGCGAGATCGACCTCGACTTCTTTGAGCCGCCGGTCGATCGTTCCCAGCTTGGTGTCGATCTGCTCGACGCGGGCGGCCGAGATCATGCGATCGCCATCGCCAAATCCCTTCCAGCCCTTCCAGCGGATGATGGCGGCAAAGGCGAGCAGCAGGATTGCGGCGGTGGCTCCCACCGGGCCAGCCATCTCGATCAGTGACGGGATGAGGTCGTCCATGCCAGGAACACTCCGGAGATAAAGCAAAGGATGGCGATCGCGGAGTAGGTCTTGATGGCGGTCGAAGACAAACCGATCGAGGCGAATGACAGCGTGACCATGACCCAGAAGCCGCAGGCGAGCGCCATCATCACGATGCGGGCTTCGTCCTGCCATCGCCAGCGGATCAGCAGGACCAGCCCGTGAAGAAGTGCTCCGGTGCCTGTCACCGTGGCCCATGCGGCGGCTGACATGAACCGGAACCCGTCATAGCTTGCCCGTTCCAGGATTTCCGGATTGGCGGAGAACTGCTGCCAGTAACCGGCGAGGCACAGGATCGACAGGATCTCGATCAGTCGCACCTGGTCATGAAACAGAAAGCCGTTCACACGATCAAAGACATGCCTCATGGTCGGGCCTTCTCCTTGGCTGACTGGCACTCGAAGCATCGCCTGGCGAAAGGGGCTGCACTTCGGCGCGCCTCGCTGATCGGCTCTTCGCAGTCGATGCAGCATTCCCGGCCGGGCTGAGCGACAAGACCCGAGACGGCTTCAATCCTGTAGCTGACTTCGACCGCCACGCGAGCTTCCGCCTGCTCGATCATGAAATCGGTGCCGCTCATTTCGAGGGCCTCTTCATGACGGCATCAATGACGTTCCGGCCCAGGTCCTTGACGGTGTGGCCACCCATGTAGAGCGCCATGAACCAGGAGGTGAGCGTCATGAGCGTGGCGAGATCGACCATCTCGATCACCACGCCGCCCCCCGAGCCCAGCCGCTGGTTGACGATCGGCGCGATGATGATGCGCCAGATCCAGAAGATGGCGAGCAGGTACATCCAGCCGTAGCGCCAGAAAGACTGCCAGAAGCCTTCCCTGGTCTCGGTCTGCAGAAGTGCGAACTGCCCCTCAAGTCCCCTTGTGTAGAGTTCGATCAGCTCCGGCATGTCGGCTTCGGTAGCAAGCACCGCATCCTTGAGCTCGGCGGGCTTGAGAGCCTCAAGCTCGATCGGCTCGACGCCCGCCTTCTCCGCCACCGTCTTGATCACGGTGTCGGCAAGTTCGCCGCCAATCGGGCCGATCCGTTTCTCCAGAACTGACTTGATCAACGGCGCGCCGACTTCGGCGGCAATGCCAATGAGAATGGTTGCAAGTCCGCCCATGTCAGAAACCTCCCAGGATGTAGATCAGCAAGCCGGTTGCGACCAGGGCGCAGACCAGCCAGCGCGCGGCGGCATTGCCACGCCCGGCAAGCAGGCAGAGAAACCCGAAAGCACCTCCACCAAAGGCGGCAAGAACCAGAATGATTATGACGAAGCTTGCGCTGAGAAACTCCGTCATCACGCTTTCCTCGTCCGGTTGCCGATGAGGGCGATCGACAGCTCGTCGCGATAACGCCATGCCAGCCAGACGCCGCCAACGACCAGCACGGCAATGCTGCCGTAGAGGATCCAGTCGCCATAGCCAGTCGTGGCCGTGACCTGGTCGGCAACACCGGTCGCAGCTCCTGCCGCAGCGCTCGTTATGCCCTTGGTGGATTTGGCCTTGAGATCGATTACCCGTTGGAGCTGATCGAGCGTTGCACGGCCCAGAATGCCGTCATTGTCGAGCTGCGGGTGCGCCTCCTGGAAACGGCGCGTTGCCGAGGCGATCAGATCCTTGTCGGGGCGGACGGCGACGGAAAGGTAGCCGAGCTCGATCAACCACTCGACCGCCTGGTCATAGTCGTCGGCTCCAAGCCGCCAGGACGGCATCACCGCCTTGATCTCCTTCGGCGCGGATGTCTCAGGCGCTTTCACCCACGCTGGCCACCGGTTGAACTCCATGATGGTCGAGGCTTCAGCGCGTCGCCGGACGAGACCCGGCAGCCGGCGTCCCTTGGCGGTGGTCGCTGTCACCTTCAGACGCCGGGCGGCATCCTTGACGTCGCCCCGGACAAGAGCCTTGAACCAGGTCCACTTGGTGGCCCCCAGGCCGCAGTTGAACAGCATGTCGATCGCCGCAGCCTTGGCATGTGGCGAGGCCTTGGGAGCGCGCTTGAGAACCGGCTGGGCATATTCCGCGTCGATCAGCGCCTTGAGGAGGAAGAAGGCATCCGCCTCTGCGATCACGTCGCCCAGGCGCAACTTGCGGCCATGGCGGTCGAGCCACCAGTCACGAAAGACTTTCGATCCCCAGGTGAACCCGAAACCGATGGTGATGATGCCTGCCGGGCAGCGATAGGCGCGCAGCACCTTTCCTTCATGCTGGCCGGTAAACGGAATGAGGCGCGGGTCGTAACCAGCCTGCGCCGCTGCGAGTTGGGTGTTCATGAGCCTGATCCCGGTTGAGTGTCACCGGCAAGCTACGGAATGCGTGCAAATCCAGTCATGCCCGCAGGGGCGGGCCAAAGCATCTAGAGAAGGGAAAGCTGGCGATCGTCGCGGGCCTTGCGAACCCGCTTGAAGAGGCGCTCGACACCGCTTTCGGTGATGCCCAGGCGTCGCGCGATCTCGGCGTTTGAAAGGCCGGCTTTTCTGTAGTGACGCGCGCGGAGCTCACGGTCAAGAGGGACCTTGATGTACTCGCCGCCGAAAGCACTGGCGAGTTTGGCCGCAGCATCTCCTCCGATATGGCCCGGCAGCTCGGATTGGCCGGCGGATCTCGGAACGTAAAGCCGAATGCCGCCATACCGCTCGACCAGCGCCAGATAGGCGGTGTCGCCAATCAACGCCGTCAAGGTTTCGGTAATGGGTGGACCGGCCATGCTCACGATCCGGACGCCCCCCTGAAAAAGCGCTCGCGCAGGGTGCGGACTGGTGCCGGGCCTTCAAACCCGAGATCAGGCCACCAGTCGTCAGGGCCGAGTTTCCACAGATGCCGCATAGGAATGTTGTTCACGACGCGGTCGCGCGGCGGATAGACCTCGATCGCCGCGACATCCGAACCCCAATAGAAGTTCTTGATCGTCTGCAGCGCGTCCCAGGTGATCGATCCGTCATGCTCCACCGACAGAAGCCCGAGCGCTTCGTCGTGATAGATGCGCTCGACGCCGAGGCCGAAACGGAATTCACCGGGCTTGCGGCTCCAGACCAGGGTTCCCATCTCAGCGGCCCTCCCATTGGATGATGACGCCGTTGAACGTGGTGCCGGGGTTTTCCGCCGCCCAGAAGCGGCCCATGGTTTCCCGCGCGGTCTTGCCGATCAGGTTGGCCGGAGCCAGCCCTCGCAACCGCGCCGGATCAAACCCATCGGAAACCGCGAACGCCTCGATCTCGTCCCGGTTCAACGGCCGGCCGTCGATCTCGATATAAGCAAGGCCCGGCTCGATCAGGTCACACGACATGATCAGGATCGGCAACACGGCGACGCACACCGGATCGGCGATGATCTTCTTGCAATTGCGGGTGCGCATGCCGGTGAACAACTGCACTGCTTCACCGACATGCGCATGCCGGCGGCGATGGCCCCGAATGGTGTGGCGCTTGCTGCCGTCCTCGATCTGCGGCGCGAAATAGGTCTTGAAGCTGTAAGCGACCATCACGCGCCGCCTTTGTCGGCAGCGCGGATCAGGGCACCGAGCCTGTTCATGGCGGCGATCCAGGAGCTGTCCGTCATCAAGGCTGGGCTGGTGAAGCCGGCGAGCCCGAGCCACTGGCTGAAGGGCTGGGCCGTGCGGCTGTCGAGCCGGCAGAGCTTCGCATGCTGCGCCCTGGCAATCCGGTACCCGTTCGCCTGCGTCCAGTCCGGCAGAAACCGGTCCTTCGACCAGTCGACGCCGCCGTCGCGCGCGAGCCACCCCTGCAGTGCCGCAATCGCCTTGTTGGCGTCGTCGTGATAGCGCAGGAACCTGGTGTGATCGATCCCTGTCTGGCGCTTGACGAAGGCGAGCAGCGCCGCGTCATCCCTGTTGCGGATCAGGCCGAGATTGTAGCCGGCGATCCAGAGCGCCTGCAGCTTGGGCGCATACTTGCCCTCAATGCCCTTTCGAGAACCTTTTGAAGTGGGCTTGAAACCCAGTCTCTTCAGCTCATCGAGAACGCGGCCGCGTTCGCCATCGCTCATATCCTTGGAAGACGGCTTGTCCACTACTCGCAGGAGCAGATCGCGCCAGGTGTCGTCATCCAGCCCTAGCTGCTTCTTCGCAATGTGGAGTTTGGCGAGCGCGCTCATGACAGAAGCCTCGCACTCTCAGTGCCCGCAACTCCGTGGTTCAGCGACACGTCATTTGCGGATCTGAAACCCATGTCGACGGCGTTGTTGTATGTTGGCTTCCATTGTTTCGACCAGGTGGTTCTGGCATCAGGGAAAAGCTGGTCGCGATAGGAGCGGGCCTCCAGCGTCGCTGCCTCATCCCGCAACGGTCCAAAGATCTCGAACAGACGCAGACGCAATCTGAGCACCATGGCTTCCACGAAATCTTTGACTGCCAGTCGCCGGGTGGCGGTCTTTCTGCGCGACTTGTAGAAGTCCGATTTCTTGAACTGCTTAACGGCTTCATCGGTCGCCCGGATACAAACATCACGTAGATAGAGGGCAATCTCCGGACCAGGATCGCGGCCGACGAACCTGATCTCATTCCCTTCAGGTGACTTGATGAAAATGACAGCCGTGTTCGTGCAGATCGCAATCGCTCGAGCGAGCTTCACGCGCCAGACGGTCCTTACGGTCTTCTCGGGAGCGTCCCCGACCGTCAGCTCGATATCTGCCGCTTCGAGCTGGTGACGCCGCATCAGCTTGGCGGCAAGTTCGGCGGCCGCGATGGCTTCGGCCTCCGTGCAGCCGTTGGCCGTGGTCTTGGCAAGCAGCGCCCTGATCTTGTCCTTGATGCTGTCGGTCACTTTCTCGTCTCCAGTTTCAGCGCCTCGGTGGTCAGCTGCTTGAGTTCCGCCTGCAGCTCGATCCGCCGCCAGGCATTCGGTTTGAAGGTCTTGATGCGCCGGGCAAGCTCCTGCCGCCTGGCTTCGATGTCGCGAGCGGCCCGCCACCGAAACAGATCAACCGGTTCGGGTGCGGCGGGCCGGCGCATGTCAGAGGGTCCGATCCGGGGCGTTATCATCATCTGGCCGGAGCTCGTCGATGTGGATGCCGCACCTGGAACAGATCTTCCGATCCGCCTCACTTCCGACATGGCCGCTGCATTCTGCAGTGCCATCCCGCGCCACGAGGATCCGTTGATCATACAGACGATGAAACTCGGGGCTTCCCGGCAACGCGGTGCGATACTCTTCGGGGATCTCCGACCACAAGAATTCATCGGGGTGAGGATCAACCATCACGCACCTGCCTTCGCCAGATCGATGGTGACTGCCGACCAGCCATCGGTGATCCGCGCGCGCTCGTAAAACCGGACATACTCCTTCGAGCCCGTCACCCGCATCGCGTCCCGGATGGCAGACATGGCCTTCAGCCAGCGTTCGTCCTCGATCTGCATCCTGAGCAACATCAGGATCTCCGACCGGTTGATCTGACCTTCCTTGTCGGTGTTGAAGGCGCGAGTAACGATGGCGCGGATCTCCGGTCGGCTGTCGGCTGACCACTCATTGAGGCATTCGTCGATCAGCGTCTTGGCGACCTGCAGCTGCGGCCCGAAGTCGATGAAATCCGCAACGGAGACGACAACCTTCTTCAGGCCGTCGAAGGTTTGGTAGGTGCGATTACCCTTCTTGCCGCCCTTCTTGACGCCGTACTCTTGGTCGAGCAGCGCATCGAACTCGCCGAGGTCCGTCATGGTGTGGCCACGGAACCGGGCAATCTGGGTCGACAGATCACCGGCATAGCCCATGATCTTGCGTACGATCTCGTCTTCGAGCTTGTCGGCCGGCTTGACCATTTCGAGCGGCACAAGCGCGCCCTTGGCATCGGCCATGTAGGGTTTGCCGTTGACGTTCGTGACGCCTTCATCGGGGCATTCTTCGAGAATGACTGCGGTGTTCATGCTCATGTCCTTTGTTTCGGGGTGACGTGATTGCAGACGGCCATCGCCGCCTTCTCAAAGTTCTGGCGGGCGAGGTTCTCGCCCGTCGAATGGCGCTCTCGTTCGAGCCGCTGGCGGGCCGACAGCAGGGTTTCGAGCGCAGACCCCAGCGCAGCATCTTCGCCAGCGAAGATCGGCACCTGGACGATCTCGGGCTTCCGTTTCGCGGCAGGTTCCGGTGTGGCGGGTTCGGCCAGCATCATTGACGCGATGCGCCGGTTGGCGTCATCGAGCTGCTGGTCAATGATCAGCACCGCAGCCGCCAGTTCCCGGATCTGGTCGACCGGCAGACCAAGTGCGGCGCGCCGGTTCGCGACGAGATACTGCGCGAACTCAACCACATTGATGGCTTCCGGTGCTTTGGCGTCGCGCTTTGCCTGGGCGTTCATGCTGCAGTGCCCCCGCCAGACGGATGCTGCGAGGCGGATGGCCGGCGAGCGGGAAATGCAACAACGTTTCCGGCCGCATTCATCATGGCCTCCCGCCGCGCGGCTTCGTTCCATTGATGCCGGGACAGTTCGTTTTCCTGGGACTTTGCCAGCGTCACCAGTTCATCGAAGTGTTCGACCAGGGCGACGATCTCTTCGGCGAAGAACACTTTGCCGCCGTGGGTGTGGTCTTTGAAGGCGTCGCGGGTGGCCTTCAGGCGATCAGACAGAAATTCACGCATCTCCTAGTCCTCCTTTGACATGAACGGCGATTTGAAGTTCCAGAAATCCTGGAAGACGATGAAGGGTCGGGTGAGGCCCATGGCGACCACCCAAGCCGGGATGACGTTGACCAGAATGCCGACATCCAGTCCGTCGGCCCGCATCGCCTCGATCTCGGCGTTGGAGGCTTCGCAATCGATCGCCCAACGCGACGCCTTCCCTTTGATTTCAATCGTCGCCATTGGCATATCCATTCCCTCCCTGAAGGCGGCTGTGCGGGCAGCCAGAGCGACAAGCCTGGTACATTGCCACTGCGTTGCTGCTGGCCGTTGAGAAGGGCCGTCTCTGCCAGGTTTGGCAGACGTTCCGGCTCATCTCGCCGAGCCTTGGGCAGATGACCGTCTCGGCCATCAATACGCCACGAACGACCTGCTCGAATCGGTCCATGTCGCCGAGATAGGTGTTGGAAAGCACCTGGCTGATGGTCGATCCGGCGTAGCTAAGCCGGCGACCCACCGCCGTCTGGCTCTCCATGTTGCAGGCTTCAGCCAACACCAGAACCCAGTCTGGCGGATTGGCCCAGGCATCTCGCGCACGCGAGACATTGTCGTTTTTCTGTTTGGACAAGGTGCTCATGACGGCTCCTCCTCGGCGATGGTTTCGCCGACGAGGGACTGCCGGTTCGGATCGAAAATGAGATGGCTGCGCAGCACCTTGGGCGCGTCAGGACCGGTGTTCATGTCTGGCAACAGCGCCCAGAGAGCGAGCTTCTGCGGTCCGCCCTTCTGCCGAAGCACAAGATAGCCCGCGCCGTTAAGGCGCTTGATGTAGCTCTTGGCGCTGGCCTTGCTGATCCGCACCTCGTCGGTGGAACCCCAGTTGACCAAGTCATCGGCGGTGAAGCCCGCCCGGCACACCGGAGAGCGCATCGTGTTCCACATGGCCTGATTGCAGCCGACATGATCGATCACGCTCCCGTCGCGCCTCACGCGCGGCGTGGCCGACTGCATCCGAACAACGCGGTATGAGGCGGGCTCTCCGCCGGTATCCTCAATGAACCCGGCGAGTTTCAGACGCTTGAGGAAGTCCCGGATGTCGGTGCGCCTGGTGTTGGAGCGCATGTCGATGTCATGCGCCGTGAAGGTCTCGTTGCGGGCGGCGAACTCCATGGCGACGGACCAGTAATGGTCCCAGCCGCGAAGCACCGGATGCGTATCCTTGATCGTCAGTCTCAGGATGGCGGGCATCACGCTGCCTCCCGCCGTGAGGGCAGCTTGCCTTCGGAGAAGCGGCCTTCATAGGTTTGAAGCCCGATGTCCGTCAGTCCGCGCAAGGCCGCGAAATTTGCGATGGCGTGAAGGCTGTTGCCGATGCGGCGCACCCGGCCGTCGGCCTTGATGCGCGCCTGATCCAGCAGCTCGTCAGACATCGTGATGGCTGGATAGAAAGTCCGCGCCAGCGTTTTGGTGTCGTCAAGATCGCACGGTTGCGCATAGCCCATCACAAGCACCAGGTCGCGAAACCGGTCCACGCCTTCGAGCTTGCGGGGAAACAGCTCCTCGCCGATCAGCAGCACCGGCGCGTTGCTCTTCTTGGCAATCATCCGCACCAGCTCGATCATCCGCTTGTCGACCAGCTTGTCCGCTTCGTCGATCAGCAGTGGCCGTCTTGGGTCGCGGGCCAGAAGGCCGATGATCTCGTCTTCCATGTCCGACAGCGTGCCGCGCGGCTGATACTGGCCGAGTTCAGTCAGGATCGCGGTCATCAGCTTCTTGCGTGTCCAGGTGTCGGACACCTCGACATAGGCCGCGCCGGTCTTGTTCTGAGAATAGAGCGCTGCAACCGATTTCCCGTAGCCGGAGAAGCCTGCGAATACTCCGAGATTCGGTTGCAGCGGGTGGCGGTCCTGGAGCGAGCGTACAAGCCCCAGACATGCGGCCACGTTCTTGATAGGAGCGGTGTCGCCGCCTTGTCCATTGACAATTTTGTTGGATTTGGTCATTTCTTCCTCTGTTCTTCACTATGGCCCCTTGGCAGAGGGGCCTTTTCTTCGGTCGAAAACGCGCTCACTCAGAACATCTTGAGCGTGTTTTCGAGCCCGAAATCCTCCATGCAATCCTTCATGGACTGATATGATCCGGTCGCCTGGAAGCGGGTCAGCTTGCCTGCAGTCGCGTCATCCAGCTCGTCACCGGCCGCGATCCGCTCTTCCATTTTGAGCGCCCACTTGAACATCCTGGCGGTGTCGGTCAGCAGCGCGTCCGGGTCGATCGGGATGACCTTTGAGGTGCCCTTGAACTCGTGTTCGCGCTTGATGGCTTCGTGCAGCTCGGCAGCGCGTTCGTTGAGGGGCCGTGCCTCCTTGCGGCGGTCCGGTTCGGTCACGGCGTCCAGCGCTGCCGCGATCTCCGGCGTTGTATGCTCCTCGGTGCGCTTGGGCATCGCCACCACGTTCGGCAGGTCGCGGCTTGCGACCTGCAGCGTTCGCTCGATCAGCGATGGCCCCTTCAACAGCTGGGAGATTTCGCGCTTAATCGGATCGGTCCGTTCCTTGAGCAACTCGGCATTGAGTTGCTTGCGCGCCTTCTCGAATGTTTCCGGGTGAATGCCGCGCAGCTCCGGGCAGGTAGCAGTTCCGAGATATTCCTCCCGGCCGATCGAGAAGACGTGCGCAAGCCCCTTGTCGTTGGGGTCCATCCGCACGAACACGTCCATACCCGGCATCAACCAGCCTTCGCGGTAGTGGTTGCCGTCGATTCGGATGCCGAACTTCGTGACCCGGCGGGTGCCGTTTCCGCCAACAGCGGGCATCAACAGCACGTCAAGCGCGCGTTCGTCGACCGTCCGCATGGTGTGCGCCGAGGCCGCAGCCACCTGAAACGGCGATCGGCCGTCAAGCCCGGTGTGCGGTTGGTGATCATAGACCTTCGCGCACCATTCATCCGACAGCACCTGCAGCTCCGCTCCCGAGAGGGTAACGTTGAAAGCTTCAGCCGTGTCCTGGCCAAGCCGGGCGGCAAAACTCTTGCGATCCTCGATCGCCTTGCGGTCGCTCACGCTGTGCCCGACATAACCCTGCACCAGCGCCACGAACTGATGCTGATAGGTCTTGATCGCCCGTTCGACGTGGCCCTTCTGGGCGGGGCTGTAGGCGTCGGACAGATCGGCTTCGATTCCGAGCGCCGTGAAAAGGCGGTCGGTTTCACGCGCGGTGAAATCCGATCCGTTGTCGGTCTTGATCGTGTCGGGAACGCCCCAGGCGAGGATCGCCTTGCGGATCAGCAGGCCAACCGCAGAGGCTCGCGGTGTCTTCGAGATGTAGGGCATGAACCGCCGTGTCGCGATGTCGACACAGACATAGACCGAATGACGGCCATCGGTGCAGAGCGCGTCGACCGGCGAGGCGTCGATCTGCCAGAGCGCGTTGGGAACGGTAATGTGCTTGAGCGTTCCGGTGCCGGACGGCAGCATTGTCGAGCGGAACCGGTCAGGATTGGTAAGCTTCATAAGCTCGACCTGATGATCCTGCTTCAGGCCCTTCAGGAAGTGCTGGAAGGTTCTGACCGGCGGCATGTCGAGCGATGTCTCGCCCGCCTTGGTCGATACCGTCAGCCGGTCGCCGAACTCGGACCGGCAAAGCGTCAGGACTTGTTTGGCTGACAGGTGCGGCTGGTGTGCGATCAGTCCGAGAATGAAAGCCTTGACCGCGCCGCCATTGGCCGTTTCCAGCGTTCCGCTGCCCTTGCGTCCCTTCGAGCGATCGACGGCAAGCCTGTTGGCGTTCTTCTTCGCAGTCGAGCGCCAGCGCATGATGGTCCGAGGCGAGATCGAGGGAATGGTCTCCCGCAGCCAGTCGGCCACCTGCAGCGACCGATTGTTGTACTTGATCGAAAACAGGTGAAGCGCTGTTGCTGGTGCGCGGCCCTTGGCGCGCAGGCCTTTCAGGAAGTCGTCATAGGCCGCGAGAATGGCAAGCCGCGCATCACGCTCGGTCCTGGCGCGGGCGGACAGGACTTCGCCGGAAATCGCGGCGCCCCTGGGCTCTGTCGGCCCTTCGCCACCGATCAGCTTGTGACGCTGCATGTAAGCGATTTGCGCCGCCACCGGCAGGATCAGATAGCGGTATTCCATCCCGCCGCCGCGACCCTGTCTGGTGCGGGCAAAAGGATGGTCGTTCCAGCCGAGACGGTCGGCGGTCAATTGAACGCCTCGTTCTGTATCGGGCATTTCCGGCAGGTTCTCGGCGGCGATTTCCCGTGCTGTCAGCCACTCCTTCATGCTGACGCTCCCTCGACGATAGGAGTGATGCGGTAAACGCTGACTGCCCCGCTGCTGCCGGCGGAGGACTTGATAGTGTAGCCGAACGGCAGCAGCTCTTTCTTGAGCTGGTGTATTCGGACGGAAATCACACTCAAGGACTCGGGTCCGCCATCGTAACGGTCGCCGTAAAGCGCATGAAACAAGGCGTCACGCGTCCTCCATCGGCCGTCTGAAAGGGCCTTAATCATCTCGCGCCGTAGACCTGAAAACCGCTCGGCAATCTCGTCAATGCTGGCGATGACGGGTGTTTCATGTTCGCAGCACGGGCATCTGAAGAGGGCGTCGGTCATCCGTCCCTCCTTTCGAATTGGATCTGATGGACAGGCATACGAACGCTCGCTTTGCGTCGCTCGCCTCGACGGCAGAGCCAATCCGCCTTTTCGAATCTTATGGTGACCTCACCTGTCCTGGTGTGAAGCTTGGTCACCTGACCGTCGTGTTCGTAACCTTCAAAATCGAACAGTACGTGGTCGAAGAGATCGACCGCATAATCGTCGCAATACCGAAATTCATCAGCCATCACGCCACCGCCTTCTTCGCCGCGATCATGGCGCGGATGTCGTTCTCGTGTTCCTTGAGAAAAATCAGGCTTGCCCGCACCGCCTGGATGCGCTGCATCAGCAGATCGGCCTCGGCCTGCCGCATTTTCCCCTTGCGCATCTGCTCCGGGTAAACCCGCTGCCGCAGTGCGATTTCGCGGTCGATCTCTGCGATCTGTCCAATCAGTGAAACCTTCATCGACGTGCCCTCAACTTCGCTTCAAGCGCCTGCCGTCTGGTGACGACATCGCGTTCGTGTTCTTCAATCAGGTGGAGTTCGATCAGGTCGCTGTACCGCTCAGGGACAGCCACCAGCCCAAAGCTGGAAACGACCAGGCTCACCAGGTCATGCGCCTGGGTCGCATCGATCAGCGCCACGAAGGCGTCGAGCGTGATCCGGTTGCTGTCCGCTGCTTCCGAAGCCCACTTGTTTAGCATATCCTCGGAGATCGGCCGGCCCAGATACTCGCTCATCGACTTGGCAATCTCGCCGCGCTTTATGTCCCGCGCCTTGGCTTCCCGGAGCGCCTGCGAGATCGCCCGCGAGATACGGTTGTCGAGCGCGCCGCGCCCGGTCACTTCTTCGCCATAGCCGACGGCCACTTTCGGCGGCTGCCAGTCGAACAGATCGGAAGTGAGTGTGTCGCGGCGCTTGCTCATCAGGCGGCTTGCCTCTCGGCCAGCATGTCTTCGATCATGTCCCAATGCTCGGCGATGAACCGGCGCTTGGCCGCGTCCGGGAGCTTGTTGAACTGATCGGAGACACGCGCCCACGGCTCAGGTTTGGCCTCGCGCGGCACACGGTCGAGGATGGCGATCGCGCCCGCCACGTCATGCGCTGCAGGCGGCTCCGACAAAAGAAGACCGGCGATCGCGGATTGCCGCTCATCCGTCTGGGCGCTGAGCGTCAGCAACTCGGATTGGTTGTTGGCGATCTTGTGCAGCGATAGCCTGATCCGGACGTCGTCATTGATCCGGGCAATCCGCAGGCTGCGCTTGATCGCGTCCTTGTTCATTCCAAGCGCGGCCTGGGCGGCTTCCGAGAAGCTGGATGCGAACAGCTCCGCCTGGGTGTCGAGCAGATCATCCGAATTAGGGGCAGATTTGCCCCTAATTGGTTTCTTGCCTGGTTTGATCGCGCCTGCGGCCTGCTCGTATGCCTCGCGCCAGCGGGCAACATCCCGCGCCTTATCCAGCACACTGAGCCCGCGTGTCATCAAGTTCGCCGCGATTTCGCGAAGTGTCGCCTCGGTGTCGGTCGCCACCTCGGCTGCGGTCTTGATCCTGGCGGTGACGTGAAGCTCGCCGCGAATAGCGCGGGCATTGAGCCGGTGCAGGCCGTCGATCAGGCGAAAGCGGCCACCGGCTTCAACCACCTCGATCGGGTTGATCTGGCCGTTGCGGACCATGTCGGCCGCCAACGCCTCGGCCCATTTCGGATCGGCGACACGCCGGCCCTGGGTGAGGTCGATCAGATCGATTTCAATATCTTCAATACGCAT